TTTATTTCCTGAAATATCCATATTTACTCTTTCAAAAGTAAATGATGAATTAAACATTGGATCATTTGTATATATATCATCTTTTTGAATGATATAATTTTTTATTTGTTTTTTATTTGTACATTTTTCATGTTTACAGAGAGAATATGATTCTAAATATCTATAATAATTTTCTGGTAAATCTACAGTATAATAATCATCATTTATTTTAGTAACAGGCAATTCTAAACTTTTAATTTCTAATTGCCTGATATCATCTCTTCTTTTTTGGTTATATTCTAATTGCTCACATATATTTTCAACATAAATTATATAAGCTTCCCAAAGATACTCATCTATTTGAGGAACAAGAAAGTTTGCATTTCTTAATCCATCTACTTTATTTGCATGTTGTTTAAACTTATAGTGGGCTTCTTTTATAGAATACATTATTTCATCTTAGCTTTTAAAGCTTCTTCTAGAGTCAATAATAATGCAGAGTTTTCAGGTTTTGATAAAAAGTCTACAATATTTATTGTATCTGTAGATAGTTGCTCTCCATTAAACAATACTTTTGTATTTTCTTTTCTTAAAATTGCATACTGGAATAATTGTTCTGTCAGTACACTTAATTCTAATTTTGCTTTATTTTTAGGATCTGATAATTCTAAGAATAAATCTTGAATTGCAGTTAAGGTTTCTTTAGAAGAGTTTTCTGTAATTTTAGAATATAATAAGTCTTCTACAATAACTTCTTTTTCCTCTCCTGTTAATCTTATTCCCAAGGCTGTAGCCATATTTCTTTTTTGAGTTTTTGTAAGTGCTTCAAATCTTGAATGTAATTTACTTACTCTTTCTCTCTTAGTCTCTCTTACAATTGCATCTGCTTCTTCATCTGCAATAATCCACTCTGCTGTTGGATGTTTAGACAAATTATTTTCTCCAATAACTGTCATAGGGTCTGCACTCATAATAGCATAAATTAATTCATCTAAAGGATTTCTTAAATCTAATATTTGAATATCTCTACCTAATTTAGCTTTACAATTTTTATTTGTAAAGAAAGGATCTAGTCTATTTGATGGATCTGATTCAAATATTTTTGCACCAGTCATTTCATCATTAAATCCTAGTTTTTTTACTAAAGTATTAATTTCATCTCTAGTATATCTTGCATTGATAGGTCCTAAATTGTATTGATAATTTATTTTATCAAAATTAGGTCTAATAGTGTTACTATTAGCTAAAAATGCATAAGTTTCACCTGCTTGTCTATGAGCTGGATCTATATTTACCTGCCAATGTTTATTTTTTAAAATATTAGGGTAAATTTTTACTTTTTGGGGTCTTAATTGTGTGTTTGACATATTTATTATTTTTTGTTTGTGTGTTTAATATTGGTAGCAACGACTCAGACTCGAACTGGTTAAATTGGCTTATGAGACCAAAGAGATCCATACCTCCCTCCTGCTATAAAAAAGGGGTGATTAGGCGGCTCACCCCTTAAAGCCTATTTTAATTTTATTTTCCTCTTAATACTGCTGGGATAAGTTCTCCACATTTTGTAACATCTTTTACCATGATACCTGCGTCTTCCATTCTATGTACAGTCCAGAAGTCACCTGCGTGAGACATCAAAGCTCCTTGATTGTTTCCATAAGGATTAGACAATCCACCTGTGTAACCATAAGCTGCATTTCTTGAAGATTTCAAGTAAGAAATGTTTTTACCAAAACCATCTCCCAAACCATAGTTTACAAATGTAAATCTTGAAGATTCTGCTGGATAACCATTCTCATCTAAGATAGTGTTGAAAGTTACATCATCATAAGCTTTCATGTGCATAACTGTCAATGAACCACCAAATTTCAATTTGTATTGAGTCCAAGGAGTTTCAGTGTAAGACAATCCACTTGGTCCACCTGGTACTAATGAAGTTCCATCAGTTTTAATGAAATAATCTTTCATATCTTTGAAGAAACCTTGAGTGATTTGGTTAATAGCCTCATCAAACAATCTCAATCCAATCTCTCCTGTCCACATTACAACATTACGTTGGTCATAAGCTACTCTACCAAAGAAAATATCTTGCAAGAAGTCTTTGATAAGACCAATAGAGAAAGTGTTATAATATTCTCTGTATCCATCTTCCAAAATCTCTTGAAGACCTGGACCTTGGTTTACATAGTATCCTGTAGACTCATCAACTACTGTAGAAGTACTTCTTTGATACATCAAGTGAAGTTCTTTTTCCATTTCAAACTCTTTGTTGAATTTAACCTCAGCAACAGAAGTAATATACATATTACCTTTGTTTTTAGAGTTCATAGCTGCAACAATTCTTTTTTGGAATGCATCTGTAGACTCACCTTGTTTTCTTCCTGCCAAGATTAACAAATCAGCCTCAGTCAAGTTACCATTCAATTTTCTTTGAGCAGCATCTCCTGTCATTTGATATTGTTTTCTAAATCTAGAAAGACCAGAACGGAATTTAATTTTTCCAATTGAATCTACACTCATAGAACCACCTTTAACAGATGCCTCAGAATAAGTAGAAGCCATTTTCATAATTCTTGATCCAATTACAAACAAGTCAGTTGGTACAAACAATGTAGGATCATCTGTCATCAATTTAACTGTATAAATTGTAGCAGAACCATCTTTTTGACCTGCACTCATTACACGCATATTGTATTTTTTGCTGTCAGTAAATACCAAAGTATCTCCTTCAACATAAGTACCTAAGTCAATTTTAATTTTAAATGGTCTTTGAGCAATACCTTTTGTAAGGTTAGAAGGCTCAACATCTTCAACAATAAGAGCTGGTCTGTAACCTGATACCATAAACTCCCACTCAACTTTATTACCGTCAACAGTAATAACGTCAGCACCTTGTGCAAGTTCTAATAATGGAGATGTTCCATCAAACAATGTTTTCATAGAGGCAAGTTGACCCATACCACCTAAAGCTTCTGTATCAGTTTTAATCAAACCTGATTGATATAGATTGTTTAAGTTAGTATAATTCATACCCCAGTTACGGTCTCCTGTAAGCATCGGAGCTTTTATAATACCGAATTTACTTTGTGATAATTTCATGTTAATTTAATTTATTTTATTTTTTGAAATATTAATTTATGAATTCTAATTTAATTTTTTCTGTTTTTACTTTTCCAGAATTTCTTTTTAAAGTTTCAGCTAATTTACTTTTAACTTTACTTTCTGTTTCAATTTTATCTGATTTATCTGTAAGTCCTTCATATAGTTTGTAAGCAAGTGCTACCATTTTTTCTGGATCAGATAAATATTCATTTAATGTTTTCTTAAATCCTGTTGCATTACCAATAATTTCTCCTTTTTCATTTTTAATATCTAATGGAGAAAAAATAAAATCTTCAAAATTACTTTTTTCATTTTTTGCAATAACAATATTGTTAGTTTTTCCTTTTTGAATAGTTTCTCTAATTTTAGAAACTGTTTTAACATATTGTTCTCTTTGCAATCTCATGTATTCCTCTTGAGATTCTATTAGTTTTTGTTGTTGGGTTTCTCTAAAAGATTGTAAGTCTGATTGAATTTTAGAAGCTTGAGAAAATAGTTTTCCTTTTTCAGAATAACCTTTTACAAGTTCTTCAGCTTCTTCTTCATCTAAACCTTTTACAGATTGTAAATATGTTTTTACTAATGCAGTAGCATTATCTTCATCTTCAATATTTACATCAACCCAATTGGTTTGTTCATAAGTAGAAATATATTCATTTATATCTCCACCATTTTTTAAAAATTTAAGAACTCCATCCACTTTTGGATCATCTACTTTGTAAGCTTGCTTAACCATTTGCAAAGCTTTTTCTTCTATTGTATTTTCATAAGCTTCAAATAAAGAGTCTTCATCACCATCCCAGTCTTCAGGTAAATTAAGTAATCTTTTTTCAGCTAATTCAGAAGCAAATACTTTTAAAGGATTATCACTATCTTCTGACTCCTCTTCTTCTTCTGAAGATTCTTCATCATCAGTATCTTCTGTTTTATCTTTATTTTTCTTTTTTAAAATAGTTTCTTTTTCTTCTTCTGATAAATCTAATTCATCAAGATTTTCATCATCTATTAATTCAGGATTGATAAGATCATTTTCATTTTCTTCTTCTTCTGAATCAAATTCATTAAGAGAATCTATTTTATCTGTTAAGTTATCATCATTAATGATATTCTCATTAAATTCTAGGATTTCAAAATCCAAGTTATTTTCTTGCATATTATTAGTGTTTTATGTGGGTAAAAATTTTAATTGTTTTGTAATGCAAAATTGAAAAAAAATTATTTTATTTTTGAATTTATTTTTTTAGTAAATTTAAAATTTTAATCTAAACCCTTTATTTATAAGGGTTTAGATTTTTAAATGTTAAATATTTTTTACTAAAGATTTTTTATTTCTTTTTCTAATTTTTTATTTTGTAATTCAATTTGTTTTAATTTTTCTGCTTCTAACTCATTCTTTAAGCTATTTTGCTCTTTTAATTTCTCTAGTTCAAGCAAATCATTTTCTTTATTTTGATTTATATCATTAATCATTGCAAATCTAGATGCACTTATATCAGCAGCTTTTATAGTAGTTGCATTTTTATCATCTGCTATTTGTTTGTCAAATGCCATTTTTTGTTGTTGTGCTTGTATTTGCATTTGTTGCATTTGCATTTGTTGATCTTGTTGAGCTTTTTGCATTTGAGCTTCTCTTGTTTCTTTTTCTTCTTGCAATCTATTAATTATATTTTTAATCTCTGTTGCATTCTCAGAAGTTAATATTTCAGATATTACTCTTAAATCACCATTAGAGTTTTGTATAATAGGTTGAATAAGACTTTTTAACTCATTAATTACTTGTGTATCTTTTAATGTATTTGTAATATATACTTTATAATTATAATTAGCAAATTCTACTAACTCTGTATTTAATGTAGCTACACTTAAATCTGAAAGAATATAAGAAGCTTTTAAAGGATTATCTTTGTATATTACTTTACATATTTCAATAAAGTTTTCAGTAGTTCTTTCTTTTACATAATTGTGCATATAGAACCACTTCTCAGTTTGGTTAGAAGACTGAATAAGATTTTGTTGATTATTACCTACAGATTCATAAGGAGATTGCATTCCTAATCTATTAGGGTTATAACTCATAGACTGAGTCATTTTTCTTTCAATATAATCTAATAGATTAATCTTTTGTGCAATATCTTGAGTATGAGATAAATTAATAGTTTTCCAGTACTGTGGATCTATTCCCATACTTCTTAAATCCCCATCTCTCGAAGCAGATATTAAAGCTACTTTAAATTTCTTAATATAAGTCATCCATTGTGTAGGAGTAAGATCTTTTGGTATTTGTTCTTGTAATCCTAATAATATATTACCTATATCAGTTTTCATTATCTCTATAATTTGATTTACAATCACATTATAAAGAAATTGCCATGGTTTACCTAAGTCTGTAATAGATATAGGAGCAGAGTTTCTAGCAGAATAAACTGTTCCTGTATAAGGACCTCTAATTTGAAAAGGATTATCTATATCTCTATATTGATTAGGTATAGGTTCAATCTTTAAATAAATTTTAGGATTTGTAAAGATTTTATATCCATGCCAGTATTCTGGAATCCACAAAGTTTCTTGTTTAATGTCAGTAGCTTTATTAAATACATAAGTTTCATCAACTATGTTTTTTTCTAAAGTACCATTTTCATTTAATCTAAAAATATATTTAATCTTTTTAAGAGTTTTCCAAACAACATGTGTAACTCTTATTCTTCTAGTTTTATAATTATCATTATAATCATCTTGCCAAGGATCTAACCAACTTGGTGTAGTTTCAGCATTTGTAGGATTCATAATAGCATTAGGAATAATTTCCCATACTTTAGAATCACTAGGAGAGTTTAATGTAGATTCATATTTATCTAATACTTCTCTTTCTTCTTCTCCCAATATATTACCAAAATGTTGGTATATTTCATAGATAGAAAGATACTCATCATAAGTACACCAATCTGCTTCATCAAGATAATCAATATCTTTTGATTTAGAATAATTAAAGTATAATGGATTACAAGCTTTAATAATAGGTTTACCATTCCATTCTCCAGTCCAATAAATTTCTTCTCCTGTAATAATTACATCTTTCCAACCTTTGTCAAAAACAGCTTTTAATCTATCTGTTCTAATGTGGTATTGTAGAATCTCATCAGTTAGTTTTTCTTCAGGTAACTTAAAGTTATTAGCCATATAAGTTTCAACCTCTGGAGGAGTCATTCTTTGTAAGTTTTCTTCTACCTGAGCATCTAAACTTTGTTGTAGTTCTTCTAATTTTTTTACATACTCTGGATCTAATGTAGGATCCATATTAGCTTTAGCCTCTTCTAATTTCTTAGCATTTTCAACTTGTATTTTTCTTAATAGTTTTTCTTTTACTATTTTACTAGTATTCTCTATTAATAATTCTTTACGAGTTTTTTGTCTAACAGATTCACTATTAGAACTTGTAGTTACTACTCTTAGGTTAAAAGGTCTTTTTATTTCTTCACCTTCTAAATCATTTAAAACATTTTGTAATATAGGAAAATGAATAAAATCACTTTTATTAAATTCCATTTCAGGAATATCAACACCAAGTTCTGTAGAAATAACTTTACCAGTATCTAAATAACTATCAAAGTCCATTCTACCATTGAAAAGTTCATAGTTTATTTTAAACTTTTCTTTTCTTTCATTATAATAATTATATTGGTTAGCAAAATAATCCATTTTAGCTCTAGCCCATTCATAATTATTTGCTATTTTTTTCTTGTAAGAATATCTATCTGTCCCTTGTTGAGACAGTAATACACTACTAATTACATTTTCACTTACTACCATTTACCAATGATTTAATTTACAAAATTAAAAAAAAATTAATAATTTATTAAAACTTTATTTTTTAGTCTATTATTATATAAATCATTATAAAAGTCTGTACTAGTTCTTTTAACAATTTCTTCAGACTCTATTACTACTAACTCTTTATCCTGTTCTATCCATAACATTAATAATAAAAATGCAGATACACGGTCAAAGTTTCCTTTAGAATTATATTGTATTAATTCTTCTAAAAGTAAATCATCTTTAATAGTATTTAAGTTTCTAACAATAACCTCTCTTTTTGTACCATCAATTAACTCTTCTATATATTTTTTCTTCTCTTCTAATAGCCATTGTTGGGCTAATCTAAGTGCATAATCTTTTAAAGGAGTAGTCATAGGTACACCTACATCATATTTCATTGTAGGATCTTTTACTGCTTTTTCAATAATTTGTTTAGGAGTTGGAGCTAATATATGATAATTACCTGTACGCATACAATAGTTTTTAAAGTCAATAATGTTATTCTCAAACATTACTTGAGCATTAAAATACTTAGCAGCTAAAACACACTGTAAATGTATATCATCAGGCATATCATACCTTCCTACCCACCAAGCAACTAATTCATTACCATTGGCATCTACTGTATTATTAGATTTATATACATAAATTGCTGCTAATGAAGTACCTCCTCCTTCATCTCTAATAGGGTCATAAATAATTTTATATAAGTTAGAAGGTATTAATCCTGCAGGAGGGTGTTCATAAAATTCCCAAGCACTAGCTAAACTACCTTTAGGGTCATGGGGAAATCTATCTATAGGTCTTAAATCTGTATCTGATTTAAACCTAACTCCATAAATATAATCTTTATCAGGAATTAAATGCCCTAAAGTTCTTAAATGTTTTTTATATTGATACCTATCATTATCAGCCTGTTGTTCTCTAAGCATAGCAATAGGAAATTTATTACCAGTTCTTGATAAAAACATTTCTGATGGCTTAATAGGTCTAGACATTATTAAGTTATCATAAGCTACAGTATTATTAACTTGTTTAGCTTTTTCTCTTTCATAATGTTCATACTCTAATGCTTTTTCTACATTGGTATTCCCATTCTTATCTTTAAACATTTGGTTTGTATAATAAGCTGGTAGGAAAAATCCTATTTTATTTCTACCCTCATATATATCATTAAAAGCTAAAAAGTCATAAGCTTCAGGATCTCTAAATATAATTTCTGTTTCAATAACTTTATCAACATCTCCTGATGTTCCAATATATAAAGAAGATCCAAACTTACCTGTTCCTAGGTCTTGTGTAGATCTATTAGCTCCATGTATAGTTAATAATGAATCTTCCAAACCAACCTCTTCTATTACTAATACAGTGTAACGTCCTCCTACAGCAGCTTGTTTATTATCTTTAAAAGTTTCATGTTTTAATAATGTACCTGTACCTACTAATTTTGTAGTATTTCCAATTTTTTTTTCATACTGAAA